CTTGATTAAAAATCTAGGTGGCTGGCGACCATACTACGAAGATGATAATGTAACTACAGTTACAGAAGATAAAGATGAATGACCTTAGAGGTATACCTACATTTGCCTGTATATGTGGTTGTGCCATGTTTAAGATTACAGTAATGTGGGACGAGGATACCAGAGCAGTTGGCTGGTATGACCTTGCTCAAGAATGTATTGAGTGCGGAACTATCAGCACCGCACCAACAGAAATAGATGGGTGTGAGTAATGCCGTTATTTGATTTCAAATGTAATACTTGTAGCGAAGTGATAGAGGTAAGAGAAAATGTCCCACCTCCTTGTGGTACTTGTGGAACGACTATGCAACGTGTATGGTCTCCAGTCGGTGTTAAGTTTAATGCATCGGGATTCTACAGCACGGACAACCCACGATGAGTGGGCAGGAGAGCGACCTCCAGGAGAGGAATGATATTGACTACTGGATTGACTACTGGAATGATTGGGCTGACAACTTCATTGGATAGGAAATCATGGAAGAACTAAAGTGGATGGAACAAGCCAATTGCAGTGGGCTTGATACAGAAGATTTTTTTGCTGGAGATGATACAAAGGTATATGAAAACAAACCTTTGCTTACTAGAATCTGCAGTAACTGTGATGTACTAAAGCAATGCCAAGACTATTCTCTGCGCTATAATGTGCAGGGTTGGTGGGGTAATACCTCAGAGAAACAACGTCGCACCAAGCGACAACAACTTAATATAACTCCAATTCAAATCGTCTCAGATAAGGTGTATAAATAATGAATTATGAAATCGTATGGAGCATTGTATTTGCTCTCATTCTTTTCCGTATTGTCGAAGATGGCATTGACCATGTAGTAGAAATAATTCTCAAGCGTAAGCGCAACAAAGATTTCAAGAAGTTGGTTGGTCGTATAGAGAATATCCGCCAAGAAGATAAGCCATCATTTACCCTAGACATTGGTTGCAATGATGAAGACTGTGACATCTGTGGAGATGACGAGGGTACTATTGCACCCGCAAGACGCAAGCCAGTCAAGCGTGCAGCCACAAAGACAAAGGCGGTACGCCGTCCAGTCAAGAAGACAGTAGCCAAAAAGCGTAAGTAAACGACAAAAAGACCCCCGCCTGGTAGGTTAAAGTACCAGAGCGGGGGCTTTCGTGTCTCTACGGGGCTGCTATGCCCCTAAAATGGGTATTACTTGCGTCCGAACTCAGGCGCTGACTTGTCAAGTGCCTTCATAATTGGACCAACTAGACCTGCAAGGAAGGCAGTAGCCAATACCTTAGGGTCATGCTGACCTGCTGTGTAGAGAGCAACGACTGACGCTGCTGCTGCACGTAGGTATGATAAACCAATCTGCTTTGCTTTATTCTTGTCGAACATGTGTCCTCCTTAGGACTTAAATACTGGCTTGCCAAAGCCAACGATGTATACAGGCAGGGACTTCTTAATCTTTGAACTGTTCTTAGGCTTGTATGCACGTATCTTCTGGCATACCTGACCACCATTACGCTGGTCGCCCTTCTTATCAGGGCTAGTATTGCCCTCAATACAGGTTACAGTTCCGTCTCCGTTGTCTTTAACCACGATTCCAACGTGACTAATACGGTCAACGCCATCATTGGGAAAATCAAAGAACACAATATCCCCAGGTAGTGGAGTCGCTTCATCTACTTTCTCCCACTGTTCTTTCTTAATGAACGCCTGAGCGCCCGCCACCGTGCTGACCACATTAGGAATCTTAAGTCCCACTTCATTTGCACACCAATTCACGAATGAGCCACACCAAGGCAGGAAATTAGCCTTGGTAAAGGCTCCATACTTTGTCTCATTATCTTTTGGTCCCTCGATGACACCTAGTTCACCACGGGCTGTCATTATAAACTGATTACGCTGACCCATTATTCACTCGCCTTCTTATCTACCTTAGCAAAGGCAGCATTAATTTCATCTGAATCTAATTTGCCATCTGCTAGGAAGAATCTAGCAAGTGCTTCTAGCACACGGGCTGCACCAAGTGCGCCCGCTAGTACTGCAGCCTGCCATACTTCAATGCCTACCAAAGAGCCAGCACCGATTACTCCTAGTGCTTCGGCTGCAATGACTGCAAGGATTCGCATCATTACATTCTTAAATGTATCCATAGTTATTCCTTCGGGTTACGTAGTCTGAAAGTTGCAACATGTGCAACAAAGGTAATCACAATGAAGTAACCAACAACTGCTTTGGCTGAGCCTTCAAGTACTACCCATGCAATGAACATTCCAAGGAATGTCCACAACTGGCTTGCTAAATCTGAAAGGAATTGCTTCATTGTTTTCTCCTATAGGCGGCTGCTCCAGCGGCTGCTGCCGCTGATTGTGTTGCTATGCCCCCTGCGATAATGGCTGAGACCACTACCTTTTCAGACTTCTCTCTTACTTCTGGTGTCATATCAGCACCGACTGACCCTAGTGCAGTTAAGACTGCACCTGGGTCTGTAAATAATTCTGCTAGTAATTCTGTAGGATTTTGCAGCAACACGATTGCTACTGCTTCCTCTTCTGTTAACACAACTCCGTTATCTAGTGTTACCATTGGCTCACTAACGATTGGAGTTACAGGTGCAATTTCAGGCACAAATGTTGGTTCAGGTTCTACAGATGGCTGAGGCAAAGGCTCTGGATTTAGTTCGGTCTGCTCCACAATCTCGTCCTCAATTAGAATCTCATTCGTATCTTCTTCTTCTAGATATTCAGAAGGTTCATCGACAGGCAATGGCTCTTCAACAACTGGCTCTTGTTCCGTCGGCTCCTCTAATGGAGCCTCCTCATCTATCTCCTCAGGCAAAGGCTCAGGCTCTACTTGAGGCTGAGACTCGGGCTGAGGTTCTAGAACCAGGATTGGTGTGGGACGCACTGGTTCAAGTTGAACTACCACAGGAGAAGGAGTAGGCAATGGAGTTTCTATTGGCGCTGTTGACGTTTCTGTTGGGATGGTTTGTGTGCTGGATTCAGATGTCGAAGTCTGAGTCTCGCCAGATAGAACAGTTGAAGTCTCAGAGTCGTTCGTGGGAGTCTGAGTATCGACAGGCAAAGGCTCGACTACAGGCTGAGAAACTGTCGTTTCAGTTTCACTTGAAGAAGTGTAAGTCTCTACCACCTGCGGTGTTTGAGTCTCATTGGGACCATCGATAGTAGTAATCAACTTAGGCATAGTACTAAATACAGACTCAGGAACTACAGCCCAGTCTTGATTCTCTAGTTGCCAGCGCAGTTGAACAACTGCACCTCCACCATTTTCATAATACCAAACAGTAAATGGTAGTGACTGATTAGGAACTAGTGTGTATTGATATACATCACCGCTTGTACCCTTGTCCCACCATTCATTAATAATGGTAGAACCATCTATAATTACAATACAACCATCATCTGCTAGGCACTGCAAGTTAGCAGTACCAGATTCAGTTGCAGTTATATAGCCCTCATACTTAACAACAAAGTCTTCGGTAAGTCCAGCCATAGGATACAAGTCAAAGTCTTGGTCTACCGTTGCAACTGGGATACTAAACACCATAGGTGTATCAGGTGGGATAGGCGGAGAATCATTGTATGTATTCTCTGCAGTTTGATTGTCATAGAAGTATGCTTGTAGCCCCATGTTTGCATGGGCTTGAGGAGCAAACAAGAATGACGTTCCAAAGACTATAAGAAAGACTGCGTACTTATTTGCTCTTCTCGCATAGGAGGAGATAAATCTGGTCAACGCGTTGTTCAACTCGGTCCAATCGTTCGGTGTTGATATTAACTGCGTCCCTCATGCTGCTGCCTGAGTTTGGTTTTAACTCACTCAAGTAATGCTTAACTAACCAGCGAACTGCACTGGTAAATCCAGCAAGTAGTGTCATTACGGCTACGGCAAAGCCAGCCCATTCTGCTGCTGACATTAAACCGTCCTCACCACAATCTCAATGATTCCACCATTACCAGTAAACTTACCTGATGGTGGTGTTGCTTTTGTAAATCGAACTCTTTCAATCTGCACTTGACGCAACTCTTTTGTATTCAAGTCCTGCCATAAAAGAATATCTCCTGGCTCTTCAAGTGATTCTAACTGCAGGATTCTATCCTGTGCTCTATCTTCATAGCCTACCTGTACACCATTGCGGTCTGTCTCTACATCATAGCAATAAACAGGAAACTGAATAAGCCTCTGACGAGGCGTAGCAATAGTAGCCTTAGCCTGATAGCCCTTAAAGATTGGACCAGCAGAAGTAGTTGTAGCATCACGATTAAATAAAAACTTATAGGCTACATATTCGGCAGCAATAGTTGGCTGGTTAGTTGCAACCTCAACTGAATCTACAACTGAGTCATATGTAATATGGTCATAGACTGTACCATTTTTATCGACAGTTGCAAGTGTAAGTGTTCCCTTGCTAAAGTCACCGCGTCCGACAAGACGCTTAAAGTTTTTAGGCTCTAGTGTTCCAAAGCGGATATTACCTGTAGTCAAATAGCCATCTGCACGAAGAGTAGATGCTGCCTCAACGTATACAGCACCATCGGTTGTGCCGTCATTTGCAGTTGCAAACATAAGTCTATCTCTAGTTGCTGGGTCTGTATTGCCATCAAAGCAAACAGCAGTAGTGACATGACCAGTCACTCCATCATAATAAACATCGTTTGCATATGCAAAGCGCAGTGTTTCAATCTCATTTGATAGGTCAATACGAATCAATCCTGGTTCACCAGCAACACCAGCAGCACACCAGACATAATGGTCACGTCCAGCAAAGTCATAGACTGGCTGAGAAGTCTCCACAATAAGTGGACCGTAATTAATAGAACCATCTTGGTCTGATACAAGTGCTACACGCACACCTTTATTTGTACCTATAATCATATAGCCAAGGTAATAATAAATCTTATGTACAATTTCACCAACTGGCAACTCGGCTGCAATAACAGCAGATGTGAGTGTCGGCATGGCTCCAGAAGAACTAAGAGTATACTTCTCAATTGTAGATTGAGCACCATTGTATCCTGAGATATAGATAGCAGGACCTGATGCGGTGATGCTAGTATAAACATGGCTAGTAGATGGATTTGTATAAAGCAAGTTTGGCGTAGATGAAACTGCTGCTGCTACCTCATAGACTTTATTGTCCGCACAGATAACTAAACGATGTTTAACGTAGTCAATTATTGCATTAGATACAATCTGGCTGTTATCAAAGATTTTAAACTCATCTGTTGTAACAGAAGATGAGCCAGTAAGTGGCTTACCATAGACAGTAAACTTTGTAGTACCACCTGATGTTACATTGGTAGTCCAGTATGCATTAGTTCCATCGTCACAAATTGAGTAGACTGGATAAACGCCAGCACCTGCATTGTAGTCAATAAAGTGAACAGGATTACTTGGGTCATCTACTTTAATCTTATCTACATCATAGCCATCATTTAGCAAAGCACCAGTAAAGGTGCTCCACTTAATAGAACGCATGTGCTGACGTACTTTGCCATTTGTTGAAACAGCAGCAGTAGTTACATGTCCAGAAGTTACATCTTTAAGCATTGTAACTTGTCCCTTGGTCCAGACATCTACGCCCTTGCTATCATAAAAACGATAGTGACCCGACTCATCATTAGTAATTGGGTCATAAAAGTTAATGCCTGCTCCACTATGAAATGACATTTGTGAACGCAGCCACCAGCCAGTGAGCGACTGCTCACCAGGCTCTTGACCATTATCAAACTGGTCTTTCTTAAACGGTGCAGTCTCACGAACATATTCGTTCTTATCGGTAACTGCTGATATAAATGGCATACCACCAATTGCAAAGTCATATGAGATATTAGTATTCTGCCAAACAGAATCTGTTGATACAATACCAACATCTGCAATACCACGTGCAATAGGTAGGCTGTCAGGGGCTAACGCCCACTCATTGCCATCACCTTCGGTTATGTCGCGACCAGCCACGTTACTCCTTAAGTAGAAAGTTAATTAATTATTCAGTTGGTGCTATAAAGATGTCTTGCTCTGGGTCATAGGAATACCCAATGCCTGCATATACGCCACGGATATTTCCGTTATAACTTGTACGCTTACAAGTTTGACCACGAAGTTCTCCGTAGTACGCTTCCCAATCAAAGATTCCACCTACTGCTTCATATTCATCACGACCAGTAATTACTTCTGTAACAATATTATTTTCATCTAAAAATGCATAATGTGCCATTAAACAGTCACCGTCCCTGTTCCCGCTGTAAACTGGTAAACCCTATAACCTGAACGAGATACTGTTGAATAACTGTAAGTTAAACCAGCATCAATTGTAGTTAACGGACGATATGTATCTGGATATGCAAGAATAACAATGCCTGAACCGCCACCTTGGGCTGCTGCGCTTCTTCCGCAGCCACCACCACCGCCTGTATTAACAGTGCCTGGTTGTGGGTTATCATCGGCAGAAGTTCCACCTCTGCCTCCTCCACCAGAACCTCCTGTTGGAATAGTTGTGCTTGATGATGCTCTACCTGCACCGCCACCGCCTGCTCTTGTTACTGCGGTTCCAGTAATTGAAGATGATAAACCATTACCACCGTGTCCACCTGTGTCAGATGCAGCACCCGCACTACCTGCAGCACCAGCACCTCCACCTCCACCAGACCAAGAGTTAGATGCACCACCTGCATTACCTTGACCTGCTGGACTTGCAGCACCACCACTAAAGGTATTGTATCCAGCACCGCCACCAGAACCACCTGCAGTACCGTTAGAACCATTTCCTCCACGACCACCACCTGTTGAGGTTATGGAAGAAAAAACTGATGCGTTTCCAGAAGTTGCAGCACCGCCTCCTGCACCGACAGTAACTGTAAAGGAAGCGCCAGAGTTAACGGAAAATCCTGTTGATGTTAAATAACCACCAGCACCACCACCTCCATTAGATGCAGCACCACCTCCACCACCACCTGCAATTACAAGATATTCAAAAATAGTAGGTGGGTAGTATGCTGCATTACCAGAAAGAAAAGAATCTGATTTATTAAGAGTCTTTAAACTTGAATTAGATATTCTTGTAATAGCCATTAAACTGTTACCGTTCCTGTTCCTGCCGTGAATCGATAAACACGATAACCTGTACGTGTTGGTTGGTCATAGGTCAATGTACCTGGAATTGATGAAAGTGCTGGATATGTATTTGGATAGGCAATAACTACAATACCTGAACCACCGTTGTATGAATAAGGAGCACTTCCATTACCTCGACCACCGCCTGCTCCTGTATTTGCTGCGCCTGCTGTACTGGCTGCAGTCGCACCATTACCAGTTGTACCTGCACCACCAAAATCTGTGCCATTACCACCACCGCCATAATAAACAGTAGTTCCAGTTATACTACTTGCAACACCTGGACCAGCGTTTTTTCCACTTCCAGCGCCGCCTGCCCCACCGCCACCTCCGCCAACATAACCATACATATTTCCATTATTGGAAACAGTTGCGCCAGGATAACCATCAACTCCAGCACCACCAGTATATGTTCCAGTTACGCTACCAGCAACATACGCACCACCGCCATTACCACCAGAAATACCATTTGCGGAAATACCTGGTGTTCCATTTAATCCATAGCCACCACCAAGAGCAGTGACTGTGCTAAACACAGAAGACGCACCATTTGTGCTTGAAGTACTGTTTGTGGGAGCAACAGTTACTGTAAATGTAGAACCTATTGGTAAGGTAAATAATGAACCAGTTTTTACCGTGCCACCACCTGCTCCAGAACCTCCACCATATGCAGGGTTTCCCATTCCAATGCCACCAGCACCAACAACAAGATAATCAACCAATATAGATGGAAAGTAATACTGGTTGCCGACAAGTATAGAGCGATACTTAGGGAACTTCTGAACTATGCTAGAAGTTTTGATACTGGACGCAGCCATAGACTACGCCTCATCGCCGAAGGCTGTGAATGTAAGGTTAGCAGTTGATGCATATACTGTTACAACATCTGTAGCAGCAAGGGTGATACCAAGTGTAAGCGCTGTTGAATCAGATGCTCCGACTGTAATATCGTATGCTACATACTGTGAGTTAGCAAGTGTTGCTCCTGCTACACGGATTGCAACACGATATGTTGCTGCCGTTGTTGTGAGGTTAGCAATTACAAGTGTTGAGATTACAGCCGACTTACCTGACGGTACTGTGTAAAGTGTTGTTGCCGTTGTCGCTGATGGGTTTAATTGCCCAAGTACTTTTTTAGCCATTGTTATTTCTCCTAGTTAGTTTCTTAAGCGCCCATCATCATAAAGATGTCAGCGGTAGGGTCGGTTGTTACTGAAGCCCAAGATGAAGTTGTTCCATCTGTGGTTAAATATTTGCCTGAGTTGCCAGTCTGACTTGGCACAACATATGCAGTTGAGTCAGTAGCCACAAGTGTCTTGCTTGAAGGAATTGTTGTACCATTAATTGATGTAGCAGTTGCTACTCCGAGTACTGGAGTGATAAGTGTTGGAGTGTTATCCATTACGAACTTAGTACCAGTGCCAGTCTGAGAGGCAATAGATGTAGCAGAACCAACGGAAGTAATAGGACCAGTCAGGTTGCTAGGAGCAAGAACTACGTTATCAAGGTAGTACTTAGTAACTGCATCCTGTGCGTTGGTTGGGTCGCCAAGACCTGTAATCTTGTTGGTTCCCATAGCAAGAGCACCGCTCATTGTTGAGCCAGACTTGAGAACTACTGTATCTGAGAAGTTTGCTGTATCAGCCAAGGCTGCAGCAATCTCATCTAATGTATCAAGAGTTGTAGGAGCACCAGCAATAAGGTTGTTGATTGCTGTGCCAACATATGCTGTAGTTGCTACCTGAGTAGTATTTGTACCTGCAGTAGCAGTTGGAGCAGTTGGAGTGCCAGTAAGTGCAGGACTTGCAAGCGGTGCATATGTGCTAGATGCTGTGCTAGTTGATAGTTTAGAATCTAACTGAGTCTGGACGGCAGATGTGACACCATCTAAATATCCAAGTTCTGTTGCAGATACTGTAGATGATGGGGCAATCTTTGACCAATCAATAGCAGCAGATGCGTTAATGTCGCCATTTACAATGCCGTTAGTTAGCGCTAGTTTGCCATAGGCAATCTGGGCAGATGTGTTAATATCAGCATTTACGATAGTGCCATCTGCAATCTTGCCTGATGTAATAGCAGAGTCAGCAATTTTTCCAGTAGTTACATTAAGGTCAGCAATCTTGGCTGTAGTAACATTAGCATCTGCTATCTTAGCAGTTGTAATATTTGCATCTGTAATCTTGGCAGTGGTCACAGCATTTGCTTGAAGCATTGCTGTTGTAATCATATCTGTATCTGTTGTTTCTAAAACGTTAGCAATTGTTAGACCATGAACAGAAGTGACATTATTGGCATGGTCATTGGCTTCTTGGTAATCCTCACCAATAGCCATGTGACGAACCTCAGCACCTGCTGAGTGAGCCTGTGCAATAGAGCCGTCAATTGCGCGTGCAATTGCTAATGTGTTACCAGATACAGGATTTGCTGATGAGGAATATACTTGTACAATTTCTTCAAGCGCTGTGTCTGGGTCAATGACTACAGTAAAGCGCTGACCAGCAGTAAGTGTTTTGCCACCCATAAGGGCAACAGCAGACACAACTGTAATAGAAGCACTAGATGAAGTAATCGCAGAAGCAAGTGTTGTCTTCTGTGAGCGGGATGAATATTTTCTGACTGCCATTGACGGTTCCTATCGGCTGTAGTGAATACGTGGGGGATACTGCTGTTGCTGTGCTTGAACTTCTTCTGCCAAGCGTGTAGCGTAAAGTTGGTATAGTGCTCTTGTTGCTGTATTACCCGAACCATATGTACGCTTAGCATCAATCTCATCAGCCTGTGGGCTAGTAAGAGCATTACGTGCAGGGTCAAGGAATGATAGGAGGCGGTATGCCGCTCCAAGTACTACTACATCTCGAAGAGATTCAGGCAGCCCCGTCTGTGCTGTAAATGAATCCTCAGATGTTTCGCTTAGTGTTGATGGTGATGTTGCATAAGTAACATTGACCTTACGACCAGAATGGATACGACGGTCATTAATTGTTACTGTCTGTGCTGTAGCACCCCAAGTAGTAGCATCAGGAGATGAATCCCAAGACCACTTAGTAATAGGAATCCAGCGCTTACTAGCGCCAATTTCTTCCCAAGACATACGTAGGATGTTCTGGATATTCTTACCAGTAAATGCATATGTATCTACAACTGGGTTGTAGGTAAATGATGTGTTCTTAGCAGCAAAGATAGACGAGCCAATGGCTCGGATAGTATCTTGAATTGCACGCTTAACAGAGTGACGTGGGAATGTAGGAGCAATAACCACTCGGTCTCCTGCTGCATGCTCGTCTGCAGTTGTACCCATAAATCCACGACCATACGGTGGAACCGTAGCAGTCTTAGAGATGCGGTCATAGTCATCAATCCAGATTAGTTCATCACCAATCTGAACCATGCCTTTGCCTACATTGTCCTCATTAAGTGAGAATGTTGTAGGCGCAGACAATGTAGATGTTGTGGTTGTAATAGCAGATGTAAGGTGAGTAGTACGGTCTTGCTGGAGTGTATAACCAGCAAGATTCATAGTTACCTCATCAACTAAATCGTTTAGAGTTACTGTCACTTTCTGCCTTTCTTTGCTGCTTGCTCCATGGCTGCTTTCATTCTATCTGCAATTTCTTTAATTTGTCGTTGTTCAAGAACTTTACGCTGGTTAGCGGTTGCTTTAGCAACTTTTCTTGGATTACCAGATTTAACTGCTTCGGCAACTTTTGTCCGCTTACCTGGACGTATTCTTTCTTTAGCAGATACTTTAGGGTTTTCGAGTGCAGATATAGAACGGCTTGCTAATCTATCTGCCTCGTAATCGTTATTAGATGAACGAGAAGATTGACGTGGACGCTCTTCCACACCCTTAGTAATACGCTGGTCAATAGAACGTGGTTCTGCTGCTCCACCTCTAGCAGACGGAGCGCTTCTATCGCCAAAGCGAATGTTATAGTATCTTTGAAGAATCTCTTCACTGCGAGCATCTGTTCTGTTTGGACCAGAACCCTGCTTAGATGTACTTTTTGTACGAGAAGGATTGACACGAATTGTTAACGCATTACGCAATCTATCTCGGTTAGCCTTTGCCTTATCTGCACGAACATCTGCAGCCTTGCGTGGAGCAACCTTGCGAACAGTTATAGCACTGCCCTTTTCCTTAGGATTAATTTTCTTAAGTGGCGCTTGAACGTTTACTTTTTCTGTAGACCTAGATGTTGCTGGTGTTCTATAGGCAGTAACGGTTTTTGAAATTGTAGGTGGTTTTTCACCCTTGCGACTTGGACCTTCTAAACGTTTTGTAAGTTTAACAGTAGTTTTTTGAGTTGGTCCTTCTGCACGGACTGTACCTTTACCACCAGATGTTCTTGTTGTTACACGAACAAATGGCTTAGGAGCAGTTCCTCGAATTGCACCAGTACCAGTAGTTGTTGATGAGCCACCAGGCTTACTGCTCATACCTTTAACGGCTTCAAATACATCAGCCCTTGAAGTTTTCTTTTTACCCTGTCCAGTAGTGGTGCGAAGTCCGCCACCACGATTTGGCGTTGGATTACCAGATTTAATTCTAGAGCCAAGTGAAGCAGGGCTTACTTTTACTTTATCACCAGCACGTGACTTCTGTGTTTTATTGCGTACCGCTAAACGCTCACTAGCAACCTGTCGTGCTCGCTCTCTACCAGCAGCATAGTCGTATCCCTTTTTAGGGGCACGCACAGCCTTACTAGTAGTTCTAGCACGTGTTACTACACGTCCACCACCAATACCAGTTGCGCCGCCTTTTGCGCCGCCTCCACCTGGTGATACAAGCGGGTCTTGCAACCTTCTACCTGGTCTGCGAATTGCCATTACCACTTCACCTTATCTGCCCAGTATGCTGCGCTTAGTTTGCCTTTAGAGATGTTAGAAGCGTGTCGTGCTTTAAACGACTTGCGACGAGCAGCATAGGATGCTGACTCTCCAGCCTTCTTAGGAGAACCGCTAACACCTTGCTGACCAAAACGGATGGTCTTAACTGTGCTACCTTCTTTAGCCACAACTACGTGTGACTTCTTAGGATGGTTTGGTGTACGTTTTGGCTTGTTGTAGCCAGCCACACCTGCCCTTGTTAGGCGAGAGTCTTTTTTATTCATCTGAACTTAGCCGTCTTCTTTGCTATAGATTTTGGTTGTCTTACAAATTGCTTGCCTTTGGCTGCACCAGCCCGCTTTGCAGCGGTGGTTTTAGCGTACTCAGAGGCCGATAGAGCCGCTCTAGCCTTCTTGGGTAGGTAACGCTCACCAGTAGCCTTAGACCCTTGTGTGCTGGGCTTGCCTGACTTTGTACCCCAGTCCTCTTTAGTCCACTTGGACAGTGAGGATTGAGCCTTGGTCTTGCTACCTGAGTAGCCACCGCCTGCTTTCTTATAAGCCTGAGCCAGTAACTGAGCCTTGCGAGCAGACCATTGACCAGGCTTACCGCCCTTAGAACCAGACATAATCTGGTTCTTTAGGCGTTCACGTAAGGCTGTCTTGGTGTATGCCATTTACTTCTTCTTGCCCATCCTCTTGGTAACAGCCTTCTTCATGCCATATTCCTTCATGCGCATAGCCATAGACTCATTCTTTTCATGCTTCTTCTTGGCTGGCATTGAACTGTACTTCTCGCCCTTAACTGACATTACATACCTCGCTTTACAGGAGTTCCACGACGACGTGGCTTCACTTCATTTTTCTTTCTAATTCCTGGAAGAGTCTTAGGGCCAACCTTGACTCCCTTAGGCTGAATAGCAGGAACTGCGCCACGTGTTGTACGTGTGCGTGAAGTAGATTGTGCTGTTCGACGAGCAGAAGAACCCTTGCCTACAACAATCTGCTTACCTGATGCGTCGTAACGACGACCCTGCAATACAGCACCAGCAAGTTGTCCTGCTTCCTTCTTGACATTTGATGGACCAATCTTGATTCCTTTAGGAAGTGGTCGGTTTCCATTTAAATACTTATCAACAGCATTACTTGCGCTTCTTGCTGTCTGCTTTACTTCCTTAACAACATTGCCAAGGTAATTAACTTTCTTAGCCATTAGACTGCTCCTACTTCTGTTAGTGATGTAACTGATTCTTTAGTAATTGATTGTGCTGTTGTTGCGTCTGTATCTGCATCAAAGGCTCTGCCCATAACGTCAGAGGCTTCTACTGCGGCTCTAACATGAGCCATAGTTGTACCAGCAGGCTGGATACCTTGAGCACGTGCTGCACGATACGCATCTAGTTCTCCGTGCCACTTTTTATTTGACATCATTTTCTGTGAACTAGCATCACCAGTATTTAGTTGTAGTCCTCTAGCCTTGCAGCCAAAGCACGGATTATCGTCACACTCAGTGTGGTCGATACTTGCTACCTGAGCCTCATGTGGAAACGGCTTAGGTGATGTCTCATCACACAAAACGCAATCGTAGGCTGATGGAACAAAATCATGGTTGTCATTAAATGACCATTCAGTAACTCGGCTAATATGATGGCACTTAGTCATACTGTCTCCACCGTATATCCTGCTGCTTCAAGGTCTGTCTTTTCTGCAGCATCTACCTCATAAGAATAACCACCAATATAGGCAACATCTGCATCTTGTACTTCTTCGCTAGATGGGTAACGTACTTCGTAGTATTCTCCATCAATCTTTAGAACTGTGATTCCGTGAGGAACTTTGATTCTAGAAAACAATGGATGTCCATCACTCTCTAGTTCTTCTAAGATAGTTGGTGTTGTGAATCTATATGTAGCCATTTGTCCTCCTTAATGGACTTACCCCAATGCACCAGGCGAACCTGATGCATCAGAGTCAATCAATTAAGATTAAGCGTTTGGACGGCCTGATGCCGCTGACTCGATACGAACCAATGATGGTGTGCGGTAAAGCGCCCAGTTAATGATTCCGTACCAACCTGCTGGTGAGAAACGATTGAAACGGTCCTGGATAACTCCAACTTCCATTCCTGGTTCCTTCCATACAGCCTCAGCAAGTGCCTGAGCACCTGTGACGTATGTGTTATAAACACGTGTCTGTGTTCCGCCTGTGCCAGAACCTGACTGTGTGTTTGTAGCGTTTGCTGTCTCAATGAAACGAACGCCTTCCCATGAGCCGAGTTCTCCACCGAAGAGTGGTGATACAGCCTGGTACTCATGTGGTGTACGCCATACGTTGTTACCTGTCTCTGTGCGGAGGTCAGCAGAAACTTCTGGGTGGATGTATGAAACATACATTCCAGCAGCCTTGTACTGAACACCAGCAGCGCGCATCTTAGTAACAGCGCGGCGAATTGCGTCAGACTTCATTGTGTCTGCAGGAGCAATTGCTGTCTTAGCAGCAACTGTTCCAACGCCTTCATAGACGTTTGATACTGCGCCTGTGCCGCCAGATACGCGAACGATGTTCGCACCTGCATCCAACTTAGCAACAACTGCTGCATCAAGTGTCTTTGTCATGTTAAAGCCAATTGCATTAGCAACCCATGGGTCGATGTTAGCGATTGACATAAGGTTAATCTTCTTAACAGGAAGTACTGAGCGACCAAGTTCAAGTTGTGCAATATCAATGTATGATGTTGCTGGAAGTGCTACTGAATCTGGGTCAACAGTCTCTGAAAGTGTCGCTCCTGCTACAGTTGTATCAGCAATATCATTGTTGAACTGGAAGCGAATAGAAGAACCATTGTGTGTAAGTGAGCCGACCTTCTTGTCAGCAATTTCACGGAACTTAGGCAAGATACGAAGATTGGTTTCAATCAACTTGTCATATGCTAAAGTTACGAGGTTTGAACCTACGCCCGAGGACGTGGTGGAAAAGACATCTGCCATTTGGCGATACCCTCTTTCTGAGTTTATTGCATCTTATTAGAGATGCTTTGGATTATGGATAGTAATTCCTCTTCAGAGTTTCCGTCGTAGTTTTGCAACAAATCAACATATTCATCTGAAACATCGGGAGTTGCAGCAAACTGCGTAGCGCTATCCTGACGAGAGAACTCTCGTACATTAGGCTTAGCCTCTTGCTCTTCCTCTGGTGCATATCCGATTAGGTCTCCGTTATCTTTGAGCCAGTTATTAACTGCCTCTTCGTTAACTTCGTCTAAGTCCTTAAGGACTAAACGGGCAGCCTTGGAGTTGACTCCCTTAGATTCTAGGACTGACTTGATTGTTGACTCACGCTGTTGGCGTTCGAACATCTCCAACTTCTCGGTCAGTTCCTTGATTCGTTTTTCATCAGCGCGCTTTGCTTTACGAAGGTCTTTAATACCATTCGTCTCGTCGCTCTGACCTTCAAAATCAAGGTCATCATTGTCTTCCCAGTTATCGTTGCTTCTCATGCAACCTCACCCTTCTATTCGTTGTAGTTCGCAAGCCACAGTGACTACTCGGGGAAGTAGGCTGGCTCTTGCTACCAGTCTTTTACGCCTGACGGGGCTGGTGTATCCGTCTAGGGATTCTTAGAATGAGCCTGTATTACCGCTCTGTTGTCCAGTACGCAGGCGACCAGAGGAGCCGCTAAATGATGCAACCTCTTGCTCTGCTAACTGCTGACGCTTACGCTTGGCACTTGCTGTGCCCTTAAATACTTCTGCTTCCGCAGTTGCTTGGTCATACTTGTCACCATAGATGTTGCCCAACTTAGTAGCAGTAGGCATAATCTCGCCAATATTGGCATAGCCCTGTTGTGCCTGCTCCTTAGTAACACCAAACTGCGCAAGGGCTGTAGCCGCTGCAGCAGATGTAGTAAGGTCCTGACCCTTGGCTGCAGCACCAATCTCAGCGGCTGTAACCTTCTCCTGCAACTTAGGTAGGTTGTCCTTAGGATTCAAGAAGTAAGAAACCAACTCATCATCTTTGATTCCAAAGAATGATGTTAGGGTTTCCTTAACTATTGGGTCAGCGTTCTTAACGCGAGTGACCACAGTATCTACACGGTCTTTAAACTCAGTTGGAGATACGTCTCCACCGATAATATCTGCCATTGCAGTCTGACGAGTCTTAGCGTCTGCACCAAAGTATGATGCCAAACCGTATGACTTAAGTGTTTCTGAGTATGCATTCTCTAGGTTGAGATACTCTGCCTCAGATAGAACATTAAGTCCTGCCTTACGGCGCTTCTCGTTACCATCAAAACGCTTAAGGTATGCAGGTTCGCTCTTGAGAGCAAGTGATGCCTGCTCAGAACCAAGACCTTCATCCATGTAGCGCTTGATAACTGGAACTAAATCATCTAGTCCGTAGTCCTTAAACGCAGCCTCAACAATTGCATAAGCATCAAGGTCAACTGTATCTTTATACTTGCGACCAGAACTAGCAAGAGTCTTCTTGCTACCATCGCTATAGATACCAATAGTATTACCATATGCATCTGTAATTGTATCTACAAGAGTAATCTCAGGAACATCTTCACCACCACCACCTAGTGGTGTTCCTCCGCCCGCTGGTGTTCCTCCGCCTGCGGGAGTACCACCGCCTGCGGGTGTGCCACCTGCTGGAACTGGATTGAGTGATGCGGCTTCTGCTGCTTTGAATTGAACAAGAGAAGATGAATCAGTTGAAACCTTTGGTGCAGCCTTAGGCTTTGCTGGTTTTGCATTTACGGATGAGTCTGTATTTGTTGGTATTCTCATTATGCCATCAATCCGAATGACTTAAGGATTGAGTTAGCATAACTTGCTGCCTCTTCCTTAGCACCCTGTGTCTTTAACCATTGTGACTTTGTTTTAGGATTAGTACGTAACATCTTCTGATACTCAGAAATAGTCATAACGCCATCCTTGCCCTCGTTCTTTAAGGCAGCCTGAATATCTTCATCAAATATGCTTACTGCTGTATCTGGTAGTTCAAGCATCTTGCCTTTGTAATATGCAAATTGACTAGAGATATCGGAAATCTTTACACCTTGGTCAATTAGTGGAGATAACTTGCCATAAAAAACCTTAGACATTTCCATAATTGACTTCTTTTGGGCATCTAACTTGCCAGTAGTTAGAGTTCCACCAGGAACTAGACCACCAGTTACCTTATCAAGTGCCTGCTTTGCATCCAACTGAATGCCATAGTCCGCAGCATATGCACGAAGTTCTGCAACATCCTGAGCAATCCTGCCGTCACCCTTTGTAATCTCTTCGATTGCTGTACCCTTAACTGCTGGTTTTAGAACGCTTGCACGAATACGGTAGTAGTCTGTCTCTTCAAGATACTCACCAGTAGTAGTCTGCTTGCCACCAGATGTGGTGGACTTACGAACAGCAGCCTTCTCTTCCTTATTTACCTTGTTATAGTAATCAAGTTTCTCTTCTGCAGTTGCCTTACGTCCAAGATAATCTACAAAGAACTCATCAATATCCTGGTCTGTCTGTGTACGGCTAGATACAGATGCGCCTGCATTTATATCTGAACCAGAACCTGCTGAGGCACGCATACCTAGCCATGAGTCATATGATGTAGATGATTCAACACCAGTATCAAGGAAGTTAGATACATACTCAACTGATGCGTTACGAGCAGAGCGAACCACAGCGCCATTAAGTGCTGTAGAATCCTTAGTTTTAAACTGCTGCTCATTCATGTAACCAGCCTTATAAAGACGGTCACGAAGATTTTCTAATTGCCCATTTGCTATAGCATTCTTAATGTAGACATTGCGAATTGCATCTGCACCTAGAACTGGTCGATAGTTACCAGAATTATCAATGTATAAAAAGACTTCGCCTTCTTGTCCATCAATTTTTCCTTGAAGAATCCACTCAGTACCATTATTGGTGGTAGTAACACCAGCAATTCTGCTTTGACTATTAGGCCCAAAGTCTGCTTCCATATCAGAGATTGCTGCATCTGCTCCGAACTTAACTTTGCCAGTATTGGCAGCACTAACTTCTGGTGACTTACCTGCCATTATCTGCCTCCTGCTGAATATGTGTCACGTGAATAGAATCCGAGGATAGGTCCAAATACTGAACGGTTAGCCTCTTTAACTGATAGGTCTGATTGCATAAGTGTGTTTAACTGTTCTTCAATAGCAGCACGCTTAGCGCGCTTTGAGTCCGAGAAGTTCCATAGCAATCTCATCTGTGGGTCATTTGAGTATGTAATAAACTCACGAACCATCTTAGTTGCAATGCTCATCTTCTTGCGAGTATCTGCTTTAATAGGAGTACCCTCATCAGCAATAGCCTGCTCAATAGATGATAGAAGGTTTTCCTCTGTTGCTACTTCAAAGCCACCTGTCTCAAGGGCTGTACGTAGTAATGGATTGCCAGTCTTAAGAGATTCGCGGCGTGCGGTAGCGCTATCAATAATAGACTTACGCATAGGAATACTGAACTCGTTAGCCAGTGCTTCCTTTTCTTGACGCTCAATATCAAAGTAAGCCTGCTTAGCACGGGCTACTTCTACATTCTTAAGATAGTCTTCCAACTTAGGAGACTTAATAAGGTCTTGTCCTTCTAGCCATGCATAGGCAGAAGCGGTGTAATCACCAACCTGTGGAGCAAAGATAAAGGCTGTCTCGCCATAGGCGTTGATAAAGCCCTTGTTAAATGTAGACCAGTTCTTAACTTGGTCTGTCTTCTGGATAAGAACCTTAGTAGTCTTCTCATTACGAGATACTGTATAGATAATCTTTCCTGGATTCTTACCAACAAACATAGCAACTGCTAGTTCATATGGGTCAAATACAGTGTCTGATTCAGTCTTAGCAATACCAGATAGGATGTCAAAGAACTCAGCACGTAGGTTTACTACGCCAGTATTCTTAATATAATCTGGAACTCCCTTGCTCTCACGCAAGGTAGGAGATACTGGTGAAATCATACCTAGGATTGAACGCATAGCAATAACGTTATGTGCTGCAATCTTAATGTCTTTAATAAACTTAGCACGCTGAGCATCCGTTGGATTCTCTGGTAACTGTGATTCAGGACCACCAAATGCTTGTGTATAGGCAATAGCCTGGAATGCAGCGGTAACTTCCTGACGACTCAACTCTGACTTAGGCATAATGTCATACAAGTTCTGTAGGAACAATGGTACCAAAGCCTTCTTGAATGTCATATTATCACCAAGGTTACCTAGTGCATATGTATCAAACTCATCTGCAAAGAACTCACCTGCATCACCAATCTTGCCTGGCATATAGCCAAGGAAAGACCTAAAGCCAATAAATGATAGAGCAGCAACTGGACCGCTAAGCCCAGGCTGTCCAGCCTCTGGTGAAAATGATGGGTTAATCAAGCGTAACTTAAGAGTTATATCATTAAACTGTGGAACCTTAAAAGAACCACCAGTAAACTTACGCATTACTGGTTCAACAGCACCATTGATAATACCATCTGTAGGTAGTACTACATATGGTTCGCCCTTTTCATCATAATGAATCTCACCACGTGCAGATAATCCCTGATGCGCTAGACGCATACGGTAGATAACCTGCAATGGCTTCTCACGCATAAGACGGTAGTAACGTCGCCAGAAGTCTTCTGTTGCACGGTAAAAACGTGCCACAGTTCTAGTAGATAATGCAAAGTTAGAACGAATGTTAGGGTTATCGACATACTTTAGAACTGAATCAGCAGCCTCTTGCATAGCAATTTCTGTGTATCGCTTACGTGCAATATCTTCTGCTTGTTCTAGAGTACGTTGATATAGTTTATCGTCTGAAAGAATACGAGGATTTGTCTCTTTTGCTCCACGCATCAACTGACTGACAAACTCGTCTTGGAAACCAGTGTAGCCTTCACGAAGGCGACCATATGTAGTAAGGATTGCTGGCTGACGGAACAAACCGTTTACTTGACGGTCCATGCTTTCCATGATTGTGTTACCAAATCTGGTCCACATGCTAGGTAATTCACTACCATCAATAAGTTCTACAAACTCAATAGCAGTATTAATTTCACCAGTAGGCTGCTTGCCTACTGTTGCCTTCTCAAAGTCTGCAAACTCAATATTTGATGCAGCCTTAGACCACTTACCCTTAACAGTCTTGCCGCTCTCCATCTCATAAGCAACAAGTCGATTATGACGTGCAACCATTAGGTTGAATAGGTCATCGTTAAATGACTCAGGACCACCATGGAATGTATTGCGCATATCGAGAAGCATGTTCTCAATATGAATACGAGCAATCTCTGCGTCACCTATCTTGCGCTGACGCAAGAAGGCTGAATCAGCAAACTCATTGATAAATGCATCTACTGTTTTCTTACGCTTAGGGTCAATTGTAAACTGCTTTGTCTCCCAATTGTACTTAACACCAATACGCTCAAGCATTTCAGTGCGAGCAATAGCAAAATCCTTAGGTGTGCGAAGACCGTTGTTTCTAAAGAACGCAGTTGTTGGGTCTACCACTGTGTCATTAAAGGTTTTAACATTAGGAACCATCTGGCGATACCATGCATCAAAGTGTGCAAGGGTTAGATACTTGTCATTAACGCGGCGCAGTTCTTCTGTTGAGAAGATTCTAAACTTCTGACCTACCTTAAGGGAGGCATCATTTAAAGCCTGAGTCAAAGTACTAGGAGTAAAGACAGCATCAATGACATTCTTGTCAAAACGTCCAGCAAGAGAGGTACGCGCTGCAATAGAAGAAGCCATTGAGTTCAATGTATCTGGATGATATACAAATGCTTCCTTAATATACTTATAGTTGCCCATTGAGGCATCTACTCCATACATTGCATATACTCTCGCTACGGTTTCTTCACGAATCTGCATGTGAGTAATCTCTTCAACTGGTACACCAAGGTCATCTGCTAGTTGTTGAGCAATAGTTGCACGCTCTGCTGGAGATAAAGCGTTCTCTGGTCCACCATAGCGGAATACTTTATTGATTCCACGCTTAATTGGACCAACAGAGGTCAAAGAACCGCTAAGTGCTGTAAGTACATTCTTCTGCTTGCGAATATCTGCACTAGCAAAGCGGAATAAATCCTGTGCTGGTGCGCTAAAGGCATACATAAATGCTTCATCAATAGCAGAACGAACACCAAGACGTGGAAAAAGAGTCAAGATAGTCCAGAAGTTTACAAACTCACTGACATATTTGTTACGTGTAGCACCATCAAAGATGGCTGGGATAGAATCCTTACGTGCAGTCTTTGCTGCAACCTGCATAATCTGCTCGTATGGCAGTGTAGCAATAGCCTTAGCCAATTGACCTGGCTGAACAGCACCACGTGCGTTAAGAAACGGTGTATCATTTTCAATACGAAGTGTATGTTCGCTTACTTGCTCAGCAAAGTTCCTAGGAACAGGTGTCTTTGGTGTAGTTGTCATGTTAGCAAATGTCTTGCCAAGCACTTCTTGCATAAGTCGCTTGCCTTCTACAGTTCCATGGAGACCATAGCGGTACATAACAGCACCATAAAGGTTGCGAAGAATAACAATCTGCTCGTCTACGTTAGACTTGCCCCACTCAAATGCTACATAGTCAGCAATGTCGCGTGTAAATACCTGACGTGCCACAAGGCGTACTGTGTTAATTGACTTATTTGCATCTTCACCAAGGTAAATAATATCAGAACCAGGGTTACGAGCCATTAACTTACCAGTAATCTCAGCAAGTCTACGTGCCTTTTTAATATCTTTATCGAGGTCTAAGAATGTATCTACACCTGCACGGTTAATTCCAAAGTCAATCTCTTCACCAACTACGCGAAGAATATCTAACTTAGACTTTCCTTCTGCTTCTAGTTTAGCCATTCTATCGGCTACACCCTTGTTGATAGCACTTGGATTAAAAATAGAATCAGCAATAGTAGCCATACCAGCAGATACGTGACGCTGGTTACGTGCGGTAATAATACCATTACGCATGTAGGTAATACCATCTACACGGTCACTAAGAAGCAAGTTTGCATTCTTTACATCTTTAGAGAAGAACGCTTTTGCAGTGTCAGCATCAAAGATTTTGTTATCTGAAAATAACTTAATTGTTGTGTCATTATTTACACCAGGATAATCCTGACCAATCTGACGACGAATTGCAGTCTTTTCTGCTGTGGTAGGTGCATCAGAGAACTTCTTAATCTGCTCGCCAAGACCATCCCATACCTGACGAATATCTGGTTCATCAAATAGGTTTTGAACAGCACCCTTGTAGTTACCCTTTTTTGCTTCATTAGCAATGATGGCTGCTTTTTCAGCACCCTTAGTAGCAGCCTTAGTTGTGCCACCAGTAATGTATGTTAGTGGGTCAACAACAATCTGATAGACAGCATCAATAGAACCAGATGAGCGCTTAGCAATTCTTTTGTAGGCATCAATCTGCTCTTGTGTTGGCTTATCGCCAAAGAAGAATCGGTTAATCCAGTTGTTCTTAATCACTGGCTTTTCTTCAAATATGCCATCACGGATAAAGTCACGTCCTGGAGAGGTACGTGCATATCCAACATCACTCATAATAAGTTTAAACTTATCTTCTTCATCAAATGCAGTTGCAATTGCATTGGTAATTTTAGGGTCGATTGTTCCGTACTCTTCAATTACTTCGCCAGGTGTCTTACCAGCAAGTAAACCCTTTGCAACAAATACCATTTCCTTGCCATACTTTTCTTCAAGAATAGCAATTGAACCCTTATCATAAAGTTCTTTTCCACTATATGCTTCTGACCATACGGTTTTAGCAAATGGATTCTTAAATGGGTTCTTGGCATCAAAGTTTAATGCAGCGCTCTCTCCCTGCGCAATTTGACGCGCAGCAGAGTAGCCAGTGTTAATAACCTTGCCATAGCGCTCAGCCATTTTAAATGTCTCAACGATAGGAGAAGCACCAAACTTTGCTACTGCCTTAACAGCACCCCAGCCACGCTCTAGAAGATTAGGGTCTTCTTTTGTAAACTCAGCATTAGGATAGATAGCACGGATAGATTGCTGTGCATCTTCTGTTAAAGCACGAAACTCTTTCTTTGCAGTCTCTGGATTCATACCGCGAAGTTTCTTGGCAGCCTTCACGGTATAACCAAACTGCTCCATCATTGTCTGGTCTTGCGGAGAAAGATTAGCAGCATTTGCTGCTTTGTAAATGTTAGGACTTAACTCACCAACAACAGGATTAATTATGCGAGCCATTAGTACCCGTATTCAGAAATGATAGCGTAAAGCATTTCTGCTTCACCACTATTGTCGTACTGCGCAATCTTGCGAATAGTCTCAGAAAGAGTTGGCTCTTGTGTAGGTAATCCTAGTGCTTCACTTCCAGCACCTGGGCCCATATCAATACCATTTGTAATTGGTTCATTAGGACGCATAGTTGCCGCACCTAGCGGTGTAGGCATTTCCATAGGTGCAGGCTCTGCCTTACCAGCCATAGGAGCGGCAGTCTGCTGGCTCATTGTGTTCTCGCCATAAGGCATGCCTGGCATGTACTTAGCGCCCTGTGTTGGTCCACCATCTGTGCGTCGTGAGAGTGCTCCTGGTCCCGATACTGGTGCAGGATTCTCTGGCTTGCGGTATCCGCCCTGTTGTGCCATTAGTCTTCATCCTCATCATCATACGGAATAGGGTCAATTTTGTTTGGTAGGTCAGGGATAATCCAGTCAGGATAAGAAGCCTTATCCATAATCATTGATATACAAATATCAACTGGGAAACCTGCAACGCGTAGCGCCTTGTAATACTCATTAAGAGCAATGCAATATTTTTCTAGCGGGGTATAATCATCTGAAAGGACAGTACGTACTTTTGTCTGACGTACTGGCTTCTTACGTGCTGTCATTATTCCCCCTAGATAATTCGTTGCTGCTGTGTCTGAACTGAACCTGATGCCTCTCCACTTGTATTCAAGCGGCTAAGCAGCATCTGTAAATCTGGTCGTCCTGGCTGTACTGGAGCGCCTCCTGCTGGAGCGCCAGGAGCAGAGGGGACGGGTTGCTCAACTGTAGTCCCAGCAGGAGGATTCTCTGGAGTAAACACTTCCTCAACAACATCCTCAATTGAACGACCAGCCTTACGTCCCTTGATTGCCAAAGCAATCTTCTGAATAACTGGTAGTGGGTCTTGACCCTGAGTAGCCATCTGTGGAATTGTTTGTGTATATGCTGTCAGTGAACCAATGAGAGCCTTGCGAAGTTTTTCAACTTCTATCTTCTCTTGTTCTTGTGTCACGTTGATTCCGAATGGCATTTCTCGCTGTGCCAAATCTACGGAAATCAAATCGCCGCCCAACGCCTGCAGCATAAAGATAAGGCCCTGTGCAGGATTGAGTCCCGCCAGCATGCCATAGCGAACATCTGCTGAGTAGTCACCCTTGATGTCCTTAGATGGTGTGTACTCAAGTGCGTAAGGCGCACCAGCATCTACACCACGGATTGTCTTCTTAAAATCAAATACTGTCTCGTCAACTTCAAAGCAGATAGAAATAACATTCTTAAGTGCTGATGCAAAGATTGCTTGTGCTGATTTAATCTGGGTATCGAATCCACCCATTAGGGCTTGAACGCCCTGTCCCGTAATGATTGATGCATCTACGTTACCAGTTCGTGATTCAGGATAACGTGTACCTGTGCGAAGTTCCTGCTGTAGAACCTGCTGCTCACTAAATGCGCCAGCAGGAATAGGTAGTTCTACACGGCGTACTCCCGCAGGGTTGTTTGTGCGGATGACTCCATCGCCACCAAACTCAAACTCTTGAACATCCGAAGGCAAGACGATAGGTGACTGTACTGACTTCTCTGCTGCTTCCATTGCAAGTAATGCAAATCGATTACGAAGCAACTGAATACCAAGTACGTCATCAAACTGTCCACGCATTTCGCCATCGATAGATGGCTTTCGTGCAATGTGAACCATCATCTTCTTGACTGGATTCACAGCAACCGATACAGGATAATTTCCACGCTCTGGAATATAAATTACAGATTGTTCTTTATCATAATATCGAATAACTGTAAGATTCGCATTCATGTCTTGGTCATAACCATCTTTACCAAGGATGCCGTTTTCGTGCTCAGGGAACTGAGCAACGAGTTCTGCAACTGTCATGCGATACTTTTTAGCGAAGGCTACACAGCGCCCATAGCGGTCATACTCAGGGTAAGCACCTACTGGGTTTTCTATGCGAATGCGTGGTAGTCCTGCTTCTTCGTCGAACTCAATAATGAATGGGACGAAACCAAATGTGATGTACCAGTCCGCGCCTGTATACATCTGTACTTGCAAATCCGAATTGATGAAGTAGTTCGCAGCAATCTGTGTGCGACGGTCTGCGAACTTACGTGACTTATCCTCAACCTTATTAATAGCAGAGCAGTTAATGGCAGGAAGCGGAGCCATAACTTCTGAAAGGTCACGTGCAACGATGTCGATAAAGTTAGCGACAACGTTTGCATCTACTCCATCTGGGAAAAAGTCAGGATAAACACTAGCAATATCGCCACGACGGACGGCAAGAACATCTTCCTGGCGTGAGTCGCGCTCACGTGCGCGGTGCTTGAGTGACTCAACACGCGCCGCAATCTGCTTTACTGTTAACATTGAAATCCTAACGATTGATTAAAAATTATTTTAGCGGTTTTTCATTGCTGCTTTGTACCTTGCTTTTTTTGCAGCAAGAGCAATCTTGGCTTCATCTTTAGCAATACGCGCATCCATTTTATTATTATACTTAGCGCTTGACTTGGCTTCGTAATTCTGTGCCCAAGTCTCTTTTGCGCTCAGACGGTTTGCTTTTCTAGAACCAACCTTAACTGTTTTTGGCTTTCCAGCAGTTGTTGCCTGACCAAAAATTCGAGTACCAATTTTTGTGACGTTATCTATCTTAACTTTCTTAGGCGCGTTAGCGCCCTTAAGACCACGTGCATTAGCCTTTGCTTCTGCGCTAGATGTCTTGGTAAGTACGCGAGCATTCTGAGCACGTGCTTGGTCAGCACCTGGCGATGGCTTAAGTGGTAAACCCTTCTTAGCCTTTACGGTAACACTTGAACTTACTCTAACTGAACGTGAACCTGGCTTGTCTCCCTTACCTGGGCGAATGCTGCGACCTGCACTGCTTCCGCTTGTAGACCCGCGACCTGGACCGCCTGGTGTGTTGAGTGGGTTATCAAACTTCTTGCTTGGCTTCTTCATTGCCATAATGTTTATCCTTTATCCGAATTGTTCGTTCCACTGCTCTTGATAGGCAGCGTCGAGGTTGACTGATTGACGTTTTGATAGTTGAGCACGTGTGGCCCAACGGTTATCTTTATATCGGCTTGTGAAAGAAGCCGCCTGCATTAGTTCCTTAGCACGCAAAACGCCAAACCAGAGTGCCATAACGCAGTCGGTTTTACCTTTAGTGTTTGGCTTCCAAGTCATCAACTGTTGAAGCAAGGCTTTCATGCCTTCAGAGCCTTCAGTTGATGGGAACTCTATAGAGTTATTATTCTGGAACTTACCCTCACGTAGCGTTCCGAATAAACTTGACATAGATGCTACGCCAAGGTTTGTGTCCCATTTGTTCTTGCCAGTAAAGTGTGGCTTTAAAGAACAGCCATACTGAGCAAGCCATTGAATCAAATCATCATCTAGGGCATAGCCCTTCTGGTGAGCGTTAATCTCAACGCGGAACTCATTAGGTCGGTACTTAACAACCAACTCTTCAATAGTAGTACGAATCTTCTGTGGCGTAGGCTCGCTCATGTTAATGCACTCGAGCACATAGATGCGACTATCAAGGGCATTGTAGTTGATAACTACAAAGGCAGAGTTACCAGTCATGGCAGGGTCAAAGCCAATGATGGTATAACCACGCACTTGACTTGGATGCCCTGGCAGTTCTGGGTTTAGTACTCCACGCTTTCGCATGCCGTTGATACAACCTTGAACCAGCGGAGCGGGGAATACTGAATCCTCCGCTATATCTTCCTGCTGGTACACCAGCGCCCAGGTAGAGGCGGTAACTTCACCGCGACGTTTGTTTAGCGCTGGCCCGTCCCACTTTGGATACAAACCGTCTTCATCAACATCTTCTTCATCGTCGCCATCCCAAGGGATATTCGACTTCGGCCAAAGAGTTACCCAGTCTTTAGGCTTATCTTTGTACTCTAAAACTGCAGGCATAGCCATATAGGTAAATGGGCACTTGCCACTTGACCAGTACTTAGGCTCTCGTAGTTCTTTATAGAAATCTGTAGCGGCAATACGTGTGCCTACAATCAGCAACTTGCCGTTCTTACCCAGACGAGTGATAACTTCCTTTTGCAGCCAGTTAATCTGC